GCTATATGTGGGCGCCCGAGCTTTCAAATCTTCTTCGTACCGCCGTTCAACCACTCTGCAAGTTCCGTCAGTTCGCCGACGCCAAGGACTTCACGGACAAAGGGCTGCACAAGGGCCAGAACTTCTACTGGGACGTTTACAACGACGTGGCAACCCAGGGCACAACCCTGGTGGAAACCACGACGATCCCCGTCACGAACTACACCATTGCGCAGGGCACCGGCACGGTGACCGAACTGGGCAACTCGGTGCCTTACACTGGCCTGCTGGACAACATGTCCAAGCATCCGGTGCAGGAGATCATCAACAAAGTCCTGAAGAACGACGCCAAAAAGGCGTTGGACATGCAGGCGTGGGGGCAGTTCGTCACAACCCTGCTGCGTGTGGTTCCCACAGCCGGCACGGACGCGACCAACGTCACGCTGACCACCAACGGCACGGCGACGTTGACCAACAACGTCAACATGCACAAGAACCACATCAAGTCGATTGTCGACGCCATGAAAGAGCGGAACATCCCGCCGTACATGGGCGACGAATACTTCGGCATTGCGTGGCCGACCACCTGGCGTCCCGTGAAGAACGATCTGGAATCGGTTTACCAGTATCGCGATCAGGGCTTCCAGATGATCTACAACGGCGAGATCGGGAAGTTCGAGGGCGTCCGCTTCATCGAACAGACCAATATCGCGCATGGCCGTTATTCCGCCGGCACGTTTACTGCCTGGACCAACGGGTTGAGCGACTGGGCCTTCTTCTTCGGCGAGGACACTGTCGCCGAGGCGTTGGTCATTCCTGAAGAAATGCGAGGCGCGATTCCGTCCGACTACGGCCGGAGCAAGGGCGTGGCCTGGTACTATCTTGGTGGGTTTGCTCTTACTCAAACTCAGGCAAAGCAGGCCAGGATCGTTATGTGGGACAGTGCGGCATAGTATGCGGTATAGTAATACCTTGACTGTCGTTTCTTCCAGCGGTATTCTTTCCTTTCCTAACAAGAAAGGAACGGAGAATGTTGGACGACGGTTTGGTATTGCGGTTCCGGAAGTACTTCACGCCGGCCACCTTGCACGAGTGCTGGGTGTGGCGGGGAGCCAAGGGCGTCAAGGGATACGGTCAAATCAAAAGAACTGGCGAGCGTCGTCAGGTCTACGCTCATCGTATCGCTTACGAACTGGCGAACGGCGAAGTGCCGGAACACAAGCAGGTATGCCACAGCTGCGACAATCCTCTCTGCGTCAATCCGTCGCATTTGTTTGTCGGATCAAGTCACGACAATCATCAGGATATGAAGCGCAAGTATCGCCATCTGTACGGCGAACGGAACACGGAGGCCATTCTTACGGAGCAACAGGCGAGGGAAATCCTTGCTCTGGGTTCCACGGTCTCTCAGCGCGAACTGGGAAGGCGTTACGGCGTGTCCCAGGCGACCATATCCAAAATTGCGAGGGGTTTGCGTTGGAAGCATCTCCAGAAGGAGTAAACTAAGATGGCTCAAGGGCCTCTCGACCATCCATCCTACCTGACGCGCCAGTCGCTGATCTTCGGCAAGACGACAGCAGGCGCCAACACGATCCAGTTTGCAACAGCTGGTATCATGTTTCCTTACGACGTTCGCGTTCGCAATGCGGTTGCAGCCGTGGGCATTGCTGGCACCTCGACAGCGCCGGGAGCTGCCGTGGTGTTCTATTGCCCGGGCACGTCGGTTCAGTATCCGGCATCGACGCTGACCAACAACATCGGCACCAACGTTGCGGCCAACGGCTCGGCAGCAACGACACTGACGACCAACACGACTACCACGACGCTTGGGTTCATTGGCCTCGGCACCAGCACGGCAGGCGTAGCTTTGCAGTCCGGCGACATGAACTTCAAGATCCCGGCCGGGCAGCAGTTGGTCATCAAGAACGGCACCGATGCCACAGCGGTCGCTGGTTCGGTCTGCATCGAATACTACATCGATCCGGTCTCCGCGTCCTGGACTGGCGGCAACTGATGGCTCGGAAGCCAACCGGCGGCGTAACGGGGTTCAGTTCCGACTTTGGAACGCCGATCCCGTTTGCTGGTCCTGGCGAAGAGGTGCGGAGCGACTTTCGCGATGTGCCTCTTTCCGATACCGGCGACGGCTACCATGACCGCGGCGCACTCGGCAGTTATTCGCCACGTGAGCATGAGCAGTGGGCGCCGGTTCCCGAAGTTAAGTGCTTCGAAGGGTTTGGCGCTTCGGTGGCAGACCTCCAGCGTGGCTTCATCGACCCGACCATTCGGGAAGATCCCGCTTACGACAAAGCGAACTACCGGGAACGGTCATCTCTGCCCATGGAGCCCGATGAGGACTTCAACAATACGGGCGTGATGGACGACGACTGGGAGTTCCGCACCCGCAACCGTCGCGCCAGAGGTTTCCTGACGCGGCCTTACATTCCAACGGAGCGTTAAGATGGCAAAATCCGATAGCGGATCGCCCAAGATGGTGTCTGATCCGTGGCGCACTGGTTCCGATGCTTCGTACATCGAGCCGCGCCTGATCCCTGACTATGAGCTGCTGGGACGTGATGATAGCGGCGGGCCGGACTTCGAGCCTCGCACTGCGCAGTTTGGGGATGGCGGCGAGGTTACTGGCGCCAAGGCTCATCTGTCGGCTCGCGGAGGTTCCGACGATCCAAAGGTCGGCACTGAGCAGGCGAAGAACCGAAATAAGAAGGGCGAAGGTTAAAAAGAAAGCCGCCCTGTGCTGGCAACACAGGACGGCCCGTCGTCTCGGCTTGGCTCGTATTTAGTTGATACCGTAACGGCGATGGAGACCGCAAGTGCCAAAGAATCCCAGCCGCAGCTCACAGGGCGGCGACGTTGAAGGAACCACGAAGACCAACGCAATCCTCGGCTCTCCGCTGGATGTGTCGCGTGCTTCCTACGATCCCGGGTACGACCTCGAAGAGACGCTGGAAGCCGGTTATGTGACCGAAGCTGACCTTAAGGTTGGCTTTTGCTCGTACGGCGAATGCATTGGCGAGGGAAAGAAGAACTGGCGGGAGAACTGAGACATGCATGTCTTTGATCCCAGCCAGACGCACGGTCAGGTGTGCGGCGGTTCCGTGCGCCTCTACGAGCAGAACGGCGTCATCTTCGATGTAAACCACCAACCGGTGCAGTTGCTGCCGGACGGTAACGTTGTACCGTTGAAGGTCGATGCGCCGGTCGCTGAAACGTCATCGGACGACAACTACAGCGCCAAGACGACGGACGAACTGAGGCAGCTTTGCGCCGTCTACGGGATTGAGTTCAAGAGCCGCGCGCAGGCGATCAAAGACCTGGAGGGCGCGTGACCTGGGACCCTTCCACCAGCCTCGGGTATGAGTCCGCGAAGATAGCCTCGATCGCCGTTCCTTATCTACAGGGACGCGGGTTGGACGTTGGCTGCGGCATGAACCTCGTGTGGCCTTCGGCAATCGGCGTGGATAGCAAGAAGGCGTTCGGCCCGCACACGGCGGCCTCGGTCGAAAGCGAAGGCGACGATCTGTCCATGTTTGCCGATGCGACCATGGATTACGTCTTCTCCAGCCACACGCTGGAGCACTTCGAGTCGGAGAAGGTTCCGGCCGTTCTGGCGGAATGGTGGCGCGTGCTGAAGGTCGGCGGCCGGTTGGTTCTGTATCTGCCGCACGCTGACTTCTATCCGAACATCGGTCAGCCGGGCGCCAATCCGGATCACAAGGCTGATTACGTGCCGCAGGACATCATCAACCTGATGAAGTCGGTCGGCTCGTGGACGATGCTGGAAGACGAGGCGCGCAATGCGGCCAATGAATACTCGTTTTTTCAGGTATTCCGCAAAGAAGCTGATGGCGCTGGGCATACCTTCGACCTATGGCAGCGGCATCCACGCGGCAAGAAACGTGCCTGCGTGTGTCGTTTCGGTGCGATTGGTGATCAGATTATCGCCGCATCTATTCTTCCGGCGCTCAAGAAGCAGGGCTACCACATCACATATATGACGACGCCGGACGCGCAGCAGATTGTGCTGCACGATCCGAACATCGATGAGTTCTGGATACAGGCGCGCGACTTCGTTCCGAACAATCAACTTGGGCCGTTCTGGGAGAGCATCAAGGAACGGTTCGACCATTTCGTAAACCTGTGCGAGTCGATTGAGGGTTCGCTGCTGAAGATCGCCGGTCGCCTGGATCATGGCTACTCGGACGAGACGCGGCGACGGCTCTACGGCAAGGTAAACTACCTGGAGCGCACGCACGATATCGCTTCGGTTCCACATGACTTTGCTCCGCGGTTCTACACGACAGCCGAGGAACGGCGCATTGCGCAGGCCCGCATGGCCAACATGCAAGGCCCCGTCATCGCCTGGGCAGTCGCAGGCTCATCGATGCACAAGCTGTATCCGCATATCCCTGCGGTGGTCGGCTGGCTGCTCGATAAGACCGACGCCTCGATCGTGCTGCTTGGCGATGCGAAGGAAGGCCTGGATATCCAGAACGCCATTATCCACAACGTTGGCGAGCACCGCCGCCTGTTTGGCATGGCGGGACAGTGGAAGATCCGCGAGGTTCTGACGTTCGTCCAGCAGGCCGATATCGTTGTCGGGCCTGAGACCGGCGTGATGAACGCGGTCTGCTTCGAGCCGAACGCCAAGGTGGTCTATTTGTCGCATTCGTCGCGGCACAATCTGACGCTGCACTGGCGGAATACGATGGCGCTGGAGCCGTCCAGGACGCCTTGTTACCCGTGCCATCGTCTCCACCATGACGGGACGTTCTGTCATAAGGACGAGGCTACGCAGGCCGCTCTGTGCGCCGCCAACGTCGAGCCGGAGAGGCTTTACAAGGCGATTGAGTTGTCGCTGCTGCAGGCGCGCCGCCGCATGACTGAGGCGGCTGACTAATGTCCACCTGGACCTGGAACGTCCTGACTGGGTCTACCAACACACCGGGCGCTATTGCCAGGTGGTTGAACAAGAGCACGTTGACCTCTGGCGTTGGAGGTGATGCCGACCTGATCCTCTCCGAAGCGATCAGCTGGATCTCAACGCGCCTTCGCCACTGGCAGCAACTGTCGGCGCCAATCCCAGGGACCATGGTGGTCGGTACGGATACGCTTCCGCTACCGACAACGCCGCAGGAACTGGATGTCATCTGGATTGCCGGCGTCGTTAGCGGCCAGTTCTACCAGCAGCAACTGACGCAGATCGAGCCTTCCCAGCTTTATCTGTCGTGGAACTACGACGGCAACGGCAACCGCGTGCAGCAGATGCCGATCGCCTACACGTTCAACCAGAGCGTCATCCAACTCGATAGCCCGCCTGACCTCGCCTACCCGTATTACCTGACTTACTATCAGGACATCCCCGATCTATCGGCGACCAATCCGACCAACTTTCTGACTGTCACCAATCCTCGGCTGTTGCGGGTTGTCACGATGATGCTGGGCGCCGAATGGGCCAAGGAGTCCAATCAGGGCCAGTATGATCGGACCTATTGGGAGCAGCAGGCCAATGACGAGATTGCGATGGTCCAGATGCAATCTGACCAGGCGCGTCGTGCTCAGTTGTCTACGCCAAATTATCCTGGCGGTCTGAGTGGCGGCTTTGTTGGCGGCTTTGCGCCAGCCGGACAGTTCTGACGATGGCTTTACTCCCCATGCAGGCGCAGCCGGGGATCTGCAAGGCAGAGTCGGATTACGCTGCCGGTAAGACAGGCGGCGCTGTGGCCGGACGCATGGTCCAGGGCCGCTACACAGACGGCAACCACATTCGTTTCGATGCGATGTTCCCTGAGAAACTGGCCGGTTGGGTGGCGATCAACGGCCTGACGGGGATGGTGGGCATTCCTCGGATCGAGCGGTCCTGGCGCGATAACGCCGGGTTGCCGCGGCTCTGCATCGGGACGGAAAGCCATCTCTATTCGTGGGACGGGACGACCCTGGTCGATATCACGCCGATGCAGACCATTTCGACGGGGACGCTGGGCGCCAATCCTTTTACTACGATCAGCGGTCAAAAGACAGTCGCTGTGGCCGATGCTTCGCAGACGTTGCAGAACGGAGACTGGGTTTCGTTTTCCGGTGCCACAACGTTCAACAACGTCACGATCAACGGCTGGTATATCGTCTCAGGGCGTTCCGGCACAGGCTACAACATCACTGCTGCCACGACGGCATCCGGGTCGAGTTCGGGTGGTGGCGCTGCCGTGGTGTTCGGTTATCCACGGGTAACGCTGGGGGCGAGTCCCTTCGCGACGCAGAGCGGCCTGATGACCGTCACCGTGACGCACGCCAATCACGGTCAGATCACGGGCAATTTCGTGACGTTCAGCGGGGCGACGGCGGTTGCGGGTCTGACGCTCAACAATGAGTATCAACTGACCGTTGTCGATGCGAACAGCTACACGATCCAGGCTTCATCGGCTGCCAACGCTACTACCACGGGCGGCGGTTCATCAGTCGAGGTGACCTATGACGTGTCGGTCGGCACGCTGACGCTCAACAATCCGGTGAACTATGGCGTAGGAGTCTACGGAATTGGCCCCTATGGCTATTCGCAGTCGACTTCGACGGCTGGCGTGGCGACCTGGACGTTGTCCTCTTATGGCAACCAGATGCTGTCGAGCCCGATCGGCGGGACGATCTACGTCTACGATCCGGTCAAGGGCGGGCGCTCTTATCCGTTGCTGAATGCGCCGACGAACATCATGGCAATGTTTGTCACGCCTGAGCGGTTTGTGGTGGCGCTGATTACCGTCGCCGCGGCCATGAGCATGGAATGGGCGGATCAGACGGACTACACGGTCTGGACCTCGCTGCCGACCAACACAGCGCAGAGCGGCCGCACACTCATTGGCGGGACGAAGTTCATCGCAGGCTTTCCGGTTCGCGATGGTGTGTCGATGGCGCTGAGCGACAAGGCAGCGTTCTTCCTGAATTATTCCGGGGACAACTTCATCTACCAGACGCCCGAGGCAGCGGACACCACGTCGGTTGTTTCGCCGGCCGCTTATGCGACGCTGGGCAACAACGCTTACTGGATGGGCACCAGCGACTTCTGGGTCTGGGACGGCTCCGTTCACACGCTGCCGTCCGACGATATCCGGGCCTACGTTTATCGCGATATCAACACGCTTTACCTGTCGAAGTGCTGGGCCTGCTCGATCCGGAGCAAGCAGGAGATCTGGTTCAACTACCCGAGCGCTGGGTCAACCGAGATCGATAGCTACGTGATTTACCATCTCAATCAGCCGAGTGCCTGGTCGATCGGCAAGTGGAGCAATCTGCTTGGCTCGGGGATGCGCACGGCTGGCATCGATGCGTTCCTGTTTGCCACGCCGATCTTCGCTGATGTGAATGGCGTGGTTTACCAGCATGAGACCGGGACTGACGACAATGGCCAACCTCTGGACGCGAGCATCACGTTTTCGCCAGTGGATATCTCGAACGGCGACCAGAATGTGGATGTCTTTGGCTTCATTCCCGATTTCACGAGACTAAGCGGGGATGTGAGTTTGACGCTGGATGTGCGGCGGTTTCCGCAAGACCCCAATGCCGTGACGGTGCCATCAGTCATTTCAGACTCGGATGGGACGCCGAACATCGACCTTCGTTTGGACGGGAAAATGGTTGGATTTCAGATTGATTCGGATGTGCTTGGCGGGGACTTCCGATTTGGAACGCCGCGATTGAACGTCCAGCAGGCCGGAGCGAGGCTGTAATGGGAACGCTGACAACCTCAGTCCGGCTTACCAAGCCAACGGTAGGCGGCGACCTTGGGCCACTTTGGGCGAACGAACTCAATTCGGATTGGGACTATGCGGATCAGGCGATCAACCAGCAGGTCAGTATTGCCGTCGCAGATGTGAATGTGACGTTGGTTGCAGATGGTTCGTCAGGCGATCAGGCGCGGTATTTGACGTATGTGTTCACGGGGGCGCTGACAGCAAACCGCACGGCAACGTTGCCCG